GGCGACGCGATATACGCTGAGTCTTTTAAAAACGCAAGTGCAATTTCTGATTTCTCTATAAGCATTTTTGGAACAGAAGTAGTCTAGGCAAAGCTATGGTTAATAAAAATTTTGGTCAATTCGAATCTCTGGAAGATAAAAATCCTACGGGCAAATTAATGCCTGATGAACTTCCGGCCATCGCCGGGAGCCCCTTGCCTGATGCGGGTTTAAAGAATAGGACGATGGGGGATGTATTCCCTGAAAAAGATCAACCCACTCCCGCTCAGTTCGATAACAGAAGTGAGGGCCTGAAAAGACTTAAGGCAATGCCCAACAGAAGTCCTCTCGGGCCTGTCACTGGAGCAAGGCGACCTTTGCCTACCCAGAAACCTTTGCCGATGCAGCAAGATCAGGATGAGGTTGGGACTGGCGATCGTTGGCTTGGTGAGCTTTGGCAAGGATTGACTGCTGACGAAAAGCCGCAGGGCGGATTCGCTGGCGGTGGCCGGGTAGCGATGGGGTCTCAGCCGGGAATGGATCTGTATAACAAAGTTACTATGGATCTTGAGTCCGGCGGCGTTGGCGGTTATGCCCAAGGCGGGATGATTGAGAAGTCTAGGGATATAGCTTCGAAGGGTCGCAATGGCGACACCATGCTTATGCACGTTAACCCCAAAGAGCTTAGTGGATTGCAGGCTCTTCTTGGCCCGGTCACCATAAACCCGGAAACGGGGAACCCGGAAGCGTTTGCTTGGTTTGCTGCGCTTCCCCTACTCGGCCAGATGGCCGTGGCCGGGGCCGCTGGCGCAGGCGTCGGCGCAGGCGTCGGCGCAATAGCTGGCGGCAAGGAAGGTGCGCTTCAAGGCTTAGCCATAGGCGGGATGCTCGGAACTCTCGGCGCTGGCGCTGCGGGCATAGCAGGGGCAGGAGCAGGGGCAGGATCAGGACTAGCGCCCGGAGCGGGCGTATTGGCTCCCGGTTACGGAGGAGGAGTTACGGCTTCTCAGCTTGCTGCCGGGAATGTGACTGCTGCGGAGCTTGCAAACTTAACGGCAGCTGGTTCTGGTTCTGGAGCAGGTGCTGGAGTAGGAGCAGGGCTTAAAGCAGCTTCGACGGGGCTTTCATCGCTGATGTCAGGCATGAGCAGGCCTAGTCAATCGCCTGCATCTCCCCCCCCGATGCAACCAGCGCCTAAATTCACGAAGCCTGTCAGCCCTTATGACTTAGATGAGCGACGCATGGCCGGCGGTATCGGATCTATCCCCGGATCTGGAAGAATCGTGTAGGAGTTTACAATGGCTATTGAAGATCCGAACAACACCGGAATACAAACCGTAGCTGATAACCAAGAGCAGTTCGATGAGACGCCCTCTTGGTTCAACCCGGATAGTCTAGAAACTGGGGCAGACCTCGGCGTGCAGAATACGCAAGGACTGTACGGGTACGGTCTTCCGCAGTATGGGGAGTTTACGCCGACTGATCTTCAGGAAGAATTTGATCCCTACGCCTACGACTTTGAATCGGCAACTGACACTTCGTATATGCTCGAAGATCCGGAAGTTCCCTCCGGTCTAACTGAGGTATACGCTCCAACGGAGAGAGATCCATTTAGGAGTGATTGGAACGAAGCAAGCCTGAGGGAAATTGTAGGCTATGAAGGGGAGCGGTTATCGCCTGAGCAGATGAGTGTTGCTCAAGAAGCTGAGCTTTTCCTTATCTCCTTAGAGCAAGAAGCACTCGGCCAAGGGTTTACAGATGTAAACAGTTTTCTCAGATCTATTGAGCTTAACGATGAAATGTATTTCCGTGCGCTCAAGAATAAAATTAATGAAAGCTCTGCAATCTTAAATCAGTTCGGCGATCAGTATAGGTTCGAAAGAGCATCAGACGCAGCCGCCCAGATAGGCGAACCGAGAACAGATGCAGAGCGGTTTGAGTTAGCTAGACAAACCTTAATCAATCTTGTTTCGCTAGGTGTCTACACAGAAGCAGAAGCTATTGCAATACTTAGCAGCGATGAAGAGATATACAAACTCTTAGGCCAAGAAGCTCCGGAAGTTCCTTCCTTTGGAGAGGCAGAACAAAATTTTATTTACGCACCTTGGGACACGGACAGGCAGTTTGGTTTCCAGTTCGATCCCAACTCCGGCTCCTTTGTCCCAGCTCTTGACGAGAATCAGTTCATCGCCAGTAACAACGACGGAGAAGAGTTCATTGTTACGCATGACCCAAATGACAGGTACTTGATTACTGGTATAGCAAGCCTGAGCGAGTACCCCGATTTCTTTACAGGAGAAACTCAAAGCACGACTGAAGAGCCGAGTCCCGGTCAAGAAGAAACCCCAAACCTTCGATACGCTCCGTGGGATACTGACAAACAGTTTGGCTATACCGTATCCAGTGGAGTTCCTCAGTTATCTCTTTCTGCTAACCAAGAAATAATGACAGATACGAGAGGCAGGAGCGTACTCTATACATTCGACGATAACGGTCGCCCTGCTTCTGCGGTAGATGTAACCGACTTGCAGTCCATCCTCTTGGGAAACAACCCTCCCAGTATCACAAATTATAACTATAGCGATGGCGATCAGGGCGGCGATGGCGAAGTAACCCAAAATCCACCCACAGGTGGAGGGTTAGTTAGTGTCATCGGTGGTCCGTTAGATCCTCTGGAAATGCCTGTCTTCGCCGGGAGTAACGATTACGATTTTGGATCTGATTTAGATAACTTTCCATCTTCAGTTTTGAAATTGTTTACAGGCGATGAACCTGAGTTAAATCTACAATCTCTTTTATCTACAAACTTTAATTCAGACCCAATACTAAATGAAAATTTTGCCAAGGTATCCAAAGAGCAATACGACGTGGCCGACGGCCCGAAAACGACAGCTCAAAGAGTAGTTCAAGATGGCCTAAATAGCTATCGCTACGAAACTGACTACTATGTATTTGAAGGCTCCCCAGAAGAACTGAGTCAAATAAACTACGAACAGCAAAATCTGGTAAATTTCTCAAGAGACGGGGATAACTTTGCAGGGATTGACTCTTCATTCCAAGAGGAAATGTTTAACGAACTTGTTCAAAACTATGTAGGCGGTAGGGGATCACGAAGATCTAGAAACTTAGGCGGAAAGTATATACCGGCATGGTCTTCTAATATATTTACCGATAACGATTTCATAGAATCTATGATCGTTTCTCTTGATGAATATATGGACGTAACTGGAGTTCCGTTCGAATCAATTCTTAGATCTTCTCATGAAGATATAAATTCAGGATTTGATCTTGAGAATCCGGACACCTTTGACATATCTCATTTTATGTTCGGAGATGAAGAGTCTGGTTGGGATGGATACTACGATACTTTCGCTCAACTTGTCAGAGACAGTGGTGGATCTGTAGGTACAGAACAAGATATTAATCAGATAATTCCGTTGGAAAGACTTGCCTTGCTAGCGTCCTTTTCATTACAGCCTGTAGACAGATTAATGAACCCCATAGTCAATGAGAGAATGGGCGGTGAAGTTCAGAACGTAACGACTTCTTTAACGCAAGAATTCTTAAACCGTTATGGACCGTATGAACCACCTCAGTTTGTACAAGATGTAAACGCTATCAACATGAAAGCTGGTGGTGGCTACATCGGTGGATTCGATGGCGGCATGGACGACACAATATCTACAACGATAGATGGAAGCGACCCAGCTGCATTATCAAGTGGGGAGTTCGTCATTCCCGCAGACGTTGTATCCCACTTAGGCGATGGGAACAATCAAAATGGAGCAGCAAAGCTGTATAACTTCTTGGATCAGGTCAGGGTAAATAAGACCGGATCAGTAGAGCAGCCTGCCCCTATAAACGATGGTATCATGTCTAACATGATTGGAGATAATTATGGGTTCTAGCGGCGGCGGCGGTACGCAAAGAGTTATCCAAGATCTTCCCTCTTGGTCTAAGCCGTATTGGGAAGGTATCGCAGCTACGGGTAAGGGCATTGCCAATCAGAGGTACTCGCGATATCCGGGCCAACGAGTTGCCGGGTTTTCGCCGATGGAGCTTCAAGCGTTCGGCGGTGTGCAGTCCCTCTACGACCAAGGGGCCAGACCTGAGCTTGCTCAGTCTAGGGGTATTGCCTCTCAGGCTTCGAGAGTAGGATTCGATACGCCTACATTCCCTGCGATGTCTCAGCAATACATGAACCCGTACCTTGAAAACATACTCGATCTCGGAAGAGAGAGAATGATTGAAGACTATCAAGGTGCGCTGAACCAGTCCAGAAGAAATGTATCTGACGCTGCGATAGCCGCCGGGGCGGTGGGCGGAAGAGGAACTTTAATGGGGGCGAGAGAGGCTGGAGCTATTTCCGATGAAGCCCTTCGAGCAATGAGAGAGTTCGAAGCTGACACAAGATTTAGAGCGTTCGATCAAGCTCAACAGGCTTTTGCCCAAGATGTTCAGAATAGGCAGTCTGGAGCAAGGCTTGGATTGGACGCATCGGCACAGCTTCAGAACTTAGCGAACATGCAGCAAACTCAAGCCCTAGAAAGAATAAACGCATTACAGCAAGCGGGAGTTCGAGGCAGGGAAATGGAACAGGCCATACGGGATCAGGCATACCAAGATTTTGTTGAGCGCAGAGATTGGAAACGAAACCAGCTTAACTACTTCGCCTCCCTGTTGTCTGGAACTCCTTACGCAACGGCAATGAATCAGGCGACTAGAACGCCGGGTCCGAGCGCGGGTCAGATTGCAGGCGGTTTAGGCATAGCAGGTATTGGCGCTCTCGGCAGCTACCTCGGATCTTAAGGGTAACATCATGACTGCAAATTTATTACAGCTACAAGAAATGCTTCGCAATCTAGACATGCCTTCTGTTCAGAAGGTTGCTGCCGGTGAGTCAGGCAAAGCAGCTCAGATCTTAGGCATGGATGAGATCAAAAGAAGAACCGAGATGTTGAGCGAAATGGAATCCAAGCAGGGTGAAAAGCAGATGCAAGATCCCGCCTTGGTAGACCAGTATCTCGCAATGTCTCAGCAGGTCATGGGCCAACCTGCACAATCAGCGCCCCAAGCTCCACCGATTCAATCTCAAGGTGGGATTATGGGCATGATGCCTCAAGATCAGATGCAGCCTCAAATGGATGTGCCCACTCAAATGATGTACGGAGGAGGAAGCGTCAGGAAATTCCAGACAGGCGGTGGCATACCCCCTCAAGCTAGGCAGCAGATGATGGCTTTTAATCTATACGATACTATTCGTCGTGCAAGTGGAGGTGGCAGAGAAGAGATTATAAGAAAAATTAGGCAAGAAGCTATCAAGCAAGGAGTTGATCCGAATCTAGCAGTAGCTACGGCTATGACTGAATCCGGATTAGATCCGATGGCAGTATCTCCTGCCGGGGCTCAAGGGTTATTCCAACTAATGCCCGGAACTCAAATCGAAGTAGGCGTTAGCAATCCGTTCAATGTGGACGAGAATATTGCTGGTGGAGTTTCCTACATAGATAAAATGGCTGAAAGGTTTCCTGATTCCGAAGACGCAATACGAGCTTATAACTGGGGTCAGGGGAATATGGGTAACTACCTTACGGGTAGATACCTTTCGAAAAATCCGGTTGGCGCAATTCCGGAAGAAACAAGGAACTACCTAACTAGGGTACAGACTATTCAAAACCTCTTAGGCTACAACCCGATTGTTGAAACAGCAGGTGATGATTTCCCCCAGACTCCGTTTAGTCCAGATGGTGTCGGCTACTTGCCGGCTCCGGATCTGACAATGCAAAGTCAAGTTCCTACGCGAAGTCAAGTTTCTGAGAGTCCGCCTACTTTGGAAGAGCTTATGGCTATAACAGGTATGCGAAGTCCGGCATCGGGAATACCGACAAAAGAAATAGACACCGGCAGGAACGCTATTCCCGAACCCGTAGATGTAGCCAATGCGTTAGCTTCGGGGGTATACGGAGAGTCCCAAATGAAACGGCCTCCCCGTGAGTACGGAAGCATAGTCGAAGAAAAGCCAGATCTGTTCTTCGCGAGTCCCGGTGAGATTCCGAGTAAAGCAAGCGAAGAGTCGATGGTCGATGCCACTGATGAAATGTTTGATGAAATAATAGGTAAATCGAGAAAGATCAGGGTAACGCCAGAAACCTATTCTGCCTCTGAAACTACAAAATCCAGAAATCTCCAGCCTTTATTCGACGCGATGATGCGTGGTGGTCTTGAGTTCGCCTCCGGTAAAAACATCGGAGAGGCAGGGATCGCTGGTTTAAATCAAGCGACCACTCTTGCTCAGCAAAGAAGAGAGAACGCTAGAAGAGATGCAGCAGAGAAGTTAGCAGAGAGAGTTGGTGAATCTAACATAGCGTTAAACAAAGCCAGAGGAGAGGCCCTCGAGGATACATACTATCAAGCTGCTAAGGTAGCCCAAGCTGTTTTAGCCAAAGACCCCAAATTCTTTATGGCTTCGCCAGCAGAACAGCAAAGATTATTATCAGAGTTAATATCGTCGATACAGAGTCGTGGACTTGGTGGTGGAATCTCTGGAATCCCAGCTAACACCGAAAGATTCAATGCTGCGTTTGGAGCAATGTAAATATGGCTTGGCTTGAGAACGAACCGAATGGCATAGAGTTACCTGACGGGAAGGTAATATCGTTTCCTGCTGGTATCACGAGAGAACAGGCTTATCAACAGCTGATGCAGGAGAGACCTGATCTTTTCGAAAAGCCTTCTGGTTTCTTCCCTGCTGCTAGATCTACGGTCACGCGAATGGCCGGAGCCTTATCTGCGGCACCGTCAACAGTTCTCGGTGGCTTTGGCTCTCAAGAATCTTTAGACGAAGCCGGACGGATATACGAAGAAACAAACAGAGCAGCTGCGGAGATTCTGCCTGAGCCTGTCGAATACACAGATATCTTTGATGATTACGAGAAAAAAGGTTTAGCAGACGCAGCAAGCACCGCTTGGACATTCGCAAAAGAACAAGTTGGCATATCTACTCCGTACATGCTTCCCGCGATGGCTGCTGGCAAGGTCGGGGCTTCGGATCTTGTAGCTAAAACTAAACTGGGACAAAAAGTTGGCGCTGGCCTTGCTAGGCTTTTGCCTGTCCTCAGGGCCGGAGCAACCGCTTCGCCTCATCCTTTAGCGAAGGCTGGATTTGGTGCAGCTTTCGCTATCGGAACTCTCGCCACTCAATTCTTTGCAGACAACCTCGAGCGACAGTATGAAGTTGCCTCTGAAGGTGGGCAAAAAGATGTAACGCCGGAAGACATAAACAACTTTGCTGCCGCTGCCGCCGCCGGTCCGCAGGCAGCAATGGACTACATATTCATTGCCTTGACCGGAGGCATTGGTCGTGGCGCTCAGCTTGCGGCGACCCAGAGCCTTAAACAATCCCTTGCCGCCACCACCACGCGAGCCGGGAAAGAGACATTATCAAAGACTATCGGCAAGGGGGCCTTAGAGTCATTAACGGAATTTCCTACGGAGTTGATGCAAACGGTACTCGAAAGAGCGCAAGCTGGCGAGTCTATCAGCTTAGATGATGTTGGATTTGTTGATGAGATGAAAGCAACTGTAGCCGGAACCATCCCTGTAGTGGGAGTTTTCGGAGCTGCCGGTACATACAGGTCTCATCGAGCAAATAAGAAAGCTGAAGAGAACTGGAATAAAATGTCTGATGCCGAAAGGAGGCTCAGAAAAAGTCAGGACTCTCAGAGGGAAGCTGCTTATCAAGCTGAAATAGAAAGAGCAGAAAGGATTCAATCGGAGAATGAAAATCGTTGGAGGTTAGCTAACGAAGAAGCTGGCAGAAACAACGATACAGTCAGAATGGCTGGACTTCAGGCTCAAGAGAACACTCCTGTAGAGATAGCAGATGTCATAGAGGCTGCTGACTCCAGAAACATTCTTACGAATACAGACGGGTTTAGGGCTTTTGTATTACGGCAAACGAACGGCAGGACAGCAAACTTAAAAGATACTGACAACAAAGAAAGAAGAAAGATTAGATCGGTACTGTCTGGCCTGAAGGTTCAAGAGTACGTCGAAGAAGATGGCGGAGCGGACATGCCTATGTTCACCCGAGCGCAGTTCGATGCTGCCGTGAAGGGAACTCGAAAGGCTAAGTCGATTAATGGAGACACCGTTCGCCAAGTTCTGGGAATGGGGAACTCCAAGACTGACAGAGCCGTTGCTTCAAGTATTGTTCAAGCGTTAGAGACTAGAGGATACGCTCAAAGAGTTAGTCAGAAAGATAGAAGGAAACCTCTAAAGCCCAGAAGAACTCCCTACACAGAGAACCAGTACGAAGAACTTCTTAAAATCGGCCAAGAGAATGGACGAATAACTCAGGGTGATTTTGAAAGTGTGACTGGTAAGTACGGTGCAGAAACGTACAAGGAGTTTATCTCTGACATGCGGGTCAGGGGAGACCTCCCCAAGACTGATAAAGTTAAGGGCATGTTTACGCCTGTCACTTATCAGGACATTCAAGAAGCTGATGACGGAAGGGCTTTAAAGGTTGGTGACTACGAAGTCACTACTGAGCCCTCCGAAGGTTACTTCGTTCGTAACGCGAACGGCGAGATTGTAGACGGTGCGATTAATAGAAAAGAAGCCATCAACTCCGCTAAGCGTTTGAAGCATCGGAGCAGAAGCTACACCGTAAAGAAAAACGGACAAGAAATAAAAACTTACAAGAACAAAAACAACGCTAAAAGTTTAGCAGAAGAAATTGAAACTTCTGATCCGGGCGCAAGGGTGGAAGTTTTATCGAATCAACCTGTTGATTTCGCAGTAGACAAGAATAAATCGAGTGGGTTCGCAACGATTGAAAGAGTGAACGAGGAGGGGAGAACAACTTCTGTTCTTGAATACGGATTTGCTCCCGATGAAAACTCCGCAAACATTCTTAGAGACGAAAGAATTTCAGAACTCACTCCCGGTCTAGCTGACTGGGATGTTCGAAGTGCTGAAGAAAAATCTCGCGCCCGCGAAAGACTCGCCGGTTTCTTCAGGGCTCGCGGAGCCAGACTAGATCCAGCGTTAAGGGAAGAGTTCGCGACAGCGGAGGAGCTTCCGAGCTTTGCCCCTGAGAGAAGAATCGAAGGCGATCAAACTCAAAGGAATCAAACGATTCTTAAAGAGCTTGAGCAAGCTTTAGTTGATGCCGGTGTCAAGAGTGACGTAGCCGCAAAGGTAATCAATGAGTCCGTAAATGCAGAAGGATTCTTTGACCCCAACCTCGGCGGGCTTCGGACTATTGCAATCAACTTAAACCACCCGACTGTCAGGAATGCGACAACGGATGCAGAGATCCGTCAGGCGGTGAGAGATGTTGTAAATCACGAAGCTATCCACGCCATGAGAGATCTAGACTTGTTCACGATGAACGAGTGGAGAGCATTAGTTAATGCGACTTACAGGGTCAAGCGGAGCGATGGTAAGTCATTTAGCGAATGGGCCGAAGAAACCTATAAAGGCGTAAACGGTTACGAAACTGAAGAATCTATTCAAGAAGAAGCTGTCGCTGAAATGTACCGGCAGTTCTATTCAGATAAGAATGTCAGAAGACAAATTGCTGGTCGTCCCCGGACTCTGCTTGAGCGCATCCAGAGATTCATGGAGAAACTTGCCAATGCGTTCAGCGGTATCGGATTTGCTGACGCCTCGCAAGTTATCAGCAATATCGGAACTGTTCAATCTAGAGAAAGAAATCAGATCAGGACTCTTAAGGACACCGAGGAATCCTCTGCTCAACAAGCAAGAATAATCAGAGGCGAGATTGCAAGAAGGCAGGCAGATTCCGAGCAGCCTGAAGAAAGAAAAGTCAACAAGACTTTAAAGCGTCACTCGATCACCAGCCAGAAAATGCTTGGAGAGTTTGAAAGAAGAGAAGAAGAGTCAGACTCTGCATACAAGCAAGAGCTTATTAAGGAGATGTCTAAACGGTCTGTTGCGGGTGACAGCTCTTACTTACTCGAAGTGCCCGGCGGTTTCGTTCCTGCTGACATGACAGCAAAGTTCTCTTTGAAGTTAGACAGCATGACGGATTCAGACTTAAATTTATTGAGCGACACTAGATATACCAGAAGGCTCATGCAGGCAGCGGGCATAAAAAATTCTGGCTCCGTTGACAATTACATGCGTTTTGCAAACGCAATTAATAGAGCCGTAAGAAATATAGTAAAGGGTCAAAGAGTAGAAGATCGAAGAATTCTCAACGTAGACGACAATCCCATGGAGGGCGAAGAGTTAAAGAGCCAAATAGAAACTTTAGAAGCTGAATTACAAAGTGTAAAAAACACTAAGTCAAGAGAGCTGCATAGGCCACAGTATAGTCATGGATTCTTATATAACGATTCTACTATCCCACTTCAAGAAGGGGTAATTCAGGAAGTAGAAAAACTTAACGGATTTGCTTTTGAAAATGATGGTCATGACATGGGATATCAAGAGCAAAGCACTATCTTGACAAGTGAATTCGAATTCTCTGGAGACTTAAAGCAAGAGTATGATTTGAATGTTGAATTAGTCTTAAACACACTATCCGAAAGAGATTATACTTCGTTCAATAAAGGACATCTAATTGTCTCAGCGGTTCAAGAAGAACTTGAGAATGGTTCCATATCATTTATAAAGCCAGCTATAGAATTTGGTCACGAAAACCATCTCCCGATGGAAGCAAGAGCTGTTGTGGTTCTTAGCGACTATGGAAAACTTAAGGATTTAATTGACTCAGGAAAAACTCCAAGCGCCGTAACTATCGCGTCGCTCCATAAAAGGTATGTAAATCCTATAATAGACAGCCTCAAACACACCGGCTCTTCGACGCAAGCTAGGCTTATTTTGAGAAGTTTAGATAACTCAGAATTGGCTATTAACTCTACGATGAAGGGCTTATCGGATGAAACGCCAAGATTTTTGGAAGGTTACAAGGCTGTCTTGGAATTTTCCGAAACGTATTTCGACAACAAGTCAGCAGGTGTTGAAGGTTTAAAACAAAGCATAGAAGAAATAGTTAAAGATAAAGACAATCAATGGGACAATGGCCCACGCAGCATCCAAAACTTCACCGGGTCTGTTCTGCAAACTCCCGTAGAAAGAGCCCATGCGGCTATCTTTAAGTATATCTTTGAAAGCACTACGCCAGCTACAAACATGCCTACCTTTAGAGGTACAACTCTTTCTAGATTTTTATTTGACATCTCTTCAAGGGATGAAGCTGGCGCACTCGGGGGCACAACTACCTACGAGGAAGCACTTGATTGGGCGAATGAAAGAGCGGTAAGCAGGACAATATCTATAGACGGAATTGGAGAATTATCTTCTAAAATAGAAACGGCTGAAGATGACTTTAATGATGGTCTTCTTTTTGTATTACCTGCTGGAAACGTGCGCGCCCAAACTCCTGCTCACATGCAAGAGCAAGCAAGAGGTTTCGACTATGAAGCTGGATTGTTTACTAGCGGAACTTTTGAAGTAAAAGAATTTTATCCTTTCAAAAATGCTTTAGAGTATAACGACTTAGTAATTAATGTTCTAGGTCGGCAACTAATGGAGATGGCTGAGCAACGAATGGCAGTGAGTAAGGGAGAAAGATCAGATCAAGATATTTATGATGGAGTATTTCCATTAATAAATAAATCTTTTAGCCCAATGAGTAATATAGATTCTTTGGAAAGTTGGAAAAATTCGAACGATTATATTATTCCATTTCTTTCTTATCGCACACGATCTAACAATACTAAAGATTTAGAGACTAAAATATTCAAAGCACTTTTATTGAAAGGACTTTCATCATCTGAAGATTCTGCTTCAAAAATCGTTAAGTTAGATGAAGATGGTAAATTAGAATTTGATATTGACTGGTATTACGAATGGAAACTCAACCAGCCTTCTGTCAGTTTTGAAGAAGAAGAAAATTCTCTTATCCGTACAATTCTATTTAGAGCAATTACTGGCGATAAAGTAAACGGCGCGTACAACCGTAAGCTATTTAACGCTTTACACACGATGGTTTCTATAACTCCTCCAGTTATTGACCTAGAAGCACTTCCAGATTTAGAGGGTTTCGTTGATGGCAATTTTTATTATTGGAGTAACTCACCCCAAGAACTTTTAAAGAAAGCAGCTGAAGATGCAAATGTTTTTCACTATAGAAAAGATGATGATGTACCTTCGGCTCAACGCGGACGTGGCGTCAAGGGTGGGTTCGTCGTACTTAATCAATTAGATAATGATATGAAGAGCTTTGGGGCAAATTATCTAGCATCCAAAGACGCCGTGAAGGAGAGAGCCCCCGTTATAGGTTGGACTAGGAGCCCGAAATGGTCGATTGTTAACGTAGACGAGGGCGGATTCCAACAGGTTGGGAGCCAAACTGGATCAAACGCAGGTGGAATGTATAGAAACGAAGACACCGGGGAGCAGTATTACGTTAAGACACCGAGAGATCCTGATATCGGGAGAAACGAAATTCTCGCTAGTAAGCTGTACCAGCTTGCCGGTGTCGAAGTCGCTGACGCTAACCCCGCAGTAAGGAACGGCGAGTTTTCTGTAGCCTCTTCGTTTGTTCCCGGTTTAGAGATGGATGAAGATCTTCTTGCAAGCGAGAGAGTGCCGGGCGTGCAAGAGAACTTTGCTGTCGATGCGTGGCTGGGGAACTGGGATGTTGTTGGGCTTGTGTTTGACAACCTGCTTATCAAGGAAGGGCGCGGGGTTAGGATTGACCCCGGCGGCACGATGGCTTATCGCGCTCAGGGCGGGCTGAAGAATGATATGCGAGCAGGTCTCTGGGGTCCGGAAGCTAACGATATAGATTCCATGAGAGACATGAATATTGCCCCGGAAGCCTCTCAAGTCTTTGACAAGGTTACAGACGAAGACTTAGTAAAAGGCATTGACAAGGTTCTTTCTATTCCTGTTGATGATCTTCGCAAAGCTGTTAGCGAATTTGGCCCTGTTGACCCAGAAGAAAACGAAGAAGCGTTCAACATCCTTGAAGCAAGGAGAAGGGATCTAGCTTCTCGCAGGGCAGATATTGTCGGCGACAGCAGCGCCGCAGCCCAGTTCACCAGCACGGGCCAGCCCGGAAGAAAGTTCTCCCTGAACGATCTTCAGTGGAAAGACAAGGGTACCGCAAGCCAAGAGACTAGCTCTGTCGAATCCTTCTCTCCTGATAAGGCGATAGAAAAGGTCTCCGAGTCTACGAACGAAAGGGGTCGGGAGAGAGATCGCAAAATAATTAGAGCGATGAAGGACTTTAAGACTTCTCCTGACTTTGACATAACCGAGATTACACCTAAGGAGTGGGGTCCGATAGAGAATATATCTAGCCCGTCTTACGGTGTCATGGTCAAAGATGATAAGGATAATATCGTATTAAGAGAAGTCGAAAATTCATTTAAAGGATACAACTGGAGCATAGCCAAGGGCAAACTCGACCCCGGAGAATCTCCTCTTGAGACTGCACTCAGGGAACTCAAAGAAGAGACTGGGATATCTGAAGACACTGTTCCGAACTTCAGAATCATTGGAGCTTTGCCGGGTCCGTACTCTTCAGATGAAAGCGACACTTATTTCTATGTCGCACAGTTCGATAGCCAGACTTCAGATCAAGGAATTTCTAAATTCGGAGATGACTTAATCAATAAAACTCCGGGCTTTATACCTAGAATTTCAAAAGAAAAGTCAACGGTTTCAGCTGACCAGTCGATCATGGATAATATGTCTATACCGATTGCGCTAGGAGAAATGAAGCCTCGTAAACTTTCATTATCAAATGAGAAGCTAGTGGAGCTTACCATAGATACAGCTCGGACAAAGGGCGATAGATCTTATGACGTTCTCCACGCCACGATAAGCCCTCCGCCTGTCCATAAGAGTCTTTGGGAATCTGTAAAAGACGTACTATCGGACAGGCCTCTTGCTTGGTTTAGGCAGAAGTTTATAGACAAGTATGAAGGAATACGAAGAGCTGTCGAAAAAGCTAGAGAAATTAGAGGAGATGAAAGCTACATGCTTGCTGGCATGGACGCGCTCAAGGCTGCGTACTTATCAGACAAGTCTAAAGGCATAGTTCAAGAAGCCATTACATCGGGAAGGTTGGTCTACAGGGATGGAATAACCCGAGTGGATACAAACGAAAAGGGGCTTATCGAAATATTACAGCCTCTGTTCAAAGGGGAAGTTGACCTCCTTAGAGATTGGCATGTATGGAAGATCGCAATCAGGGAGGGGAGATTTGAAAAAGAAGGCAGGATGGTCTCGATGTCTGCCCAAGAGAGACAGACCGTCATGGATACAGCTCAGGCTAACGGCTGGACAGAGCTGTTTGAATCTGTAGATGCAGACTACAGAGAATGGAATGATGCAATCGTTGACTACATGAAAGACACAGGAATTATCAACGACAGCATGGGGGAGGTCTTCAAGAAATACGGAGACTACATAGCGTTCTATAGAGAGTTCGAAGGCGAGGCGGATGAAAGACTCATAGCTGGAATGCAAGATCTCATAGGGGAAGAGCTTGCCCAGATGGAAAGAGATGGACGGATGCCGCCCATGAATGCTGCCCAGAAATCCAGAATGCCTTCCTCTATGTTTGGCTCCTTGACTGGAGCGAAGCCGCCTCGCAAGGCAAGGGGCGGAGATTCGATGGTTGTCGATCCGCTTACTGGAATTATGCGAAACCTAGAAGCGGCTGTCACCAGCGGAATGAAGAACGTCGCAGCAACTAGAGTGATGGACGACGCTGTTCTCATTGGAATGGCAACAGAAGTAGAGCCTAGTCAAGTAAGAGCAGACACTCACTCTGTAAGAATGGATGGAGAAGATAGATACTTTAATGTTTTTGATCCGCTTCTGCATGACTCTCTCGCTGGGATGGCCGAGGGGCACATAAAGTATTTGAACTTCTTTTCCGCTCCCGCTCAGTTCCTTAGGGAGATGGTCACTCGAAGCCCTGACTTCATCATGGCAAACTTACTCAGAGACTCCTTGTCCACTTGGACTACTGCCGGTGGTACAAAGCCTGTCATAGACACGATGAGAAGTTTCTTTAGCGGAGAAAACGATTCTTATCAGACCCTAAAGAGCGCAGGGATTATCAGCGGATTTGACAACGCAAGGACAACTAAAGATCTTGTCAAGAAGTTTACTAAGAAGTTGAAAGAAGAAGGGCAGATGCCGGGGAAGAAGATTCCATTCTGGTCTTCGGCTACAAAGCTGTGGGATTGGAGTGGTGATGTATCCACTAAGTCTGACGCAGCAACAAGACAAGCGGTCTATGAAAGCGTTCTTCAAGATCTATTAGAAAAAGGATTCACGAGAGGCCAAGCGGAATCGGAAGCTATCTATCAGGCGGCTGAGGTGATTAACTTTTCTAGAAGAGGAAACTCTGGACTAGCGAAGATAATCACTGCCGTTGTTCCATTCCTTAATGCAAGAGTGCAAGGCTTAGACGTTTTGTATCGAGCAGGGACAGGTAAGTATTCTACCGTAACGAACGAGACTCGAAACAAAGCACTCATAGGATTTTTGAGTAGAGCTTCCCTGCTAGCTACAGCATCCCTTATGTACGCCGGAATGGTGGAAGATGAAGATGAATACAAAAATGCAAAGCCCGAAGTAAGAGATGATAACTGGATTATCCCCGGCTTTGGTGATATGCCCGGCTTTAAGATACCTGTACCTTTCGAAGTTGGGTTCCTATTTAAAACTGTGCCGGAAAGAGTGTATCACTATTACAGTGGCGACCAGACATACAAGCAATCTGTAGATGCAATCAAGAGAGGAGTCGCTTCGACTCTTGAGATCAATGTCTTCGGTCCTCAGTTTGCAAAGCCTGTCTTAGAAGCAATGATGAATCATTCATTCTACACCGGCAGCACCATCGTGCCTTGGTATTTAACTAGAGCTGACCCTGAATATCAAAAGAGATTATCTACAAACGAGCTTGCTGTAACAATCGGAGAAGCGTTTGACGCATCACCGCTTAAGGTAGAGCATGTCCTTAGGGGATACACAGGAACGCTGGGCGGCTACATATTGACAGTTGCTGACTGGGCAATGAGAAATGTTAAAGGGCTACCCGCAAGGCCGACCTTAAGAGCGGATCAGATGATGATCGCTAGGCGCTTCTTGCAAAGCGCAGAGGGATCAGCAGGTGCAATGTCTGAGTGGTACGCATTCAGAAATTCAACGACAGGAATACTGAACGCTTTTAACTCAGCAAGGAACGATGGCGATATTGAAAAAGCCAGAGAGATATTTGAAGAAAACTCAGGTGTTATATCCATGAAGCCTGCGATCAACGCAATAGACACAGAGCTAGAGAGATTGAGAAGGGCTGAAAGGTTTATATTGCTAGACACTAGGACAGACCCAGACCAGAAAGCAGAAGCCATTAAAAGAATTGATGCTCTCAGGAATGCAATACTGTCCTCTTCGAATAAGGTCATGGAAAAATCTGATCTATCTCCGAGATTTCCGTTCCCTCTATCCGCATTGAATGACTAGCTAAATGACAGTATTAAAATTAAAACACGACGTGTCGATGAACGGGGTCAAGCCGGAGCTTGTCCTTGGCCTGCAAGTTGCGCTTGGATATTTCTGGTCGATGGGTTTGCAAGACATGGTTGTCACATCACTGTGTGATGGAAAGCATTCGCCAAACTCATTGCACTACGTCGGCTACGCAGCCGATCTGCGGATTTGGGCGATAGAAGAAAAGGATTTAGTTGAGTTCACGGAGGGCTTAGCTATTGAGCTAGGTGACGAGTTTGATGTTGTTCTCGAAAGAGATCATATACACATCGAGTTCCAACCTAATAAGAGGTGAAAAATGGATTGGATATTAGAAAACATTAACAGCATTATAGAGATTGCATTGAACTTAGTGGGAGCATTCGCTGTCGTTGCGACGATGACTCCCAACGATTCCGATAACAAGTTTGTTGATAGCATCTTAAAGGTTATTAACATTCTCGGAGCTAATTTCGGCAAAGCAAGTAACGGCTAATGATTGAAGCTCTGTTCTCAATCGCTGTTTCCATAGGGACTGTCATAGCATTCTCGCTTCTTTGGGGAGAAGACAAAAGAAACCTCGGAAAGATCAAGAAAGAGAACCAACATGCTGAAGAAAAACTCAACAGCATATCAAAAGGTATTGAGAAACTTCTCGGACCTCGCCCTAATCGCGCTGTGCTTATCAAGCATTGGAAGCGCAGGCTGCGCGAAGCAACCGAGGGAGACGATAGTACCACCCTGCCCGGTCCCGAATCAGGAAGCGATCGAAGCTCTGAGTGACGAGTACGTCCCGTTGCCAGTTCTTCAATACCTGATTGATATTGATATGTATTGCGATGCAATCGACAGCATAAGAGAATAAACAAGGAGGCCCCTGTTTCGGCAGGGGCTTTTTTATGTCAAACAAAAAACAAGAACTTACCGAAGAGAGAATCAGAAGAGACATTCACCAGTTGAAGCCTCCTCCTCCTTACAAGAGAGCATCAAAGAAACCTAAATTGGGAAAGACAATACTCGTTGTGCCTGACAGTCACGCAAAACCCGGCATATCCAATCATAGATTCGAATGGTTAGGGAGGTTAGCGGTAGATAGAAAGCCTGATTACATAGTAAATCTAGGCGATCTGTGGGACATGCACTCTCTTAATTCTTTTGATAAGCCGGGTAGTAAATCTTTTAACGGAGCATCTTACTGGAAAGATATAGACATTGGACTCGATGCAATGCTGAGGTTTCACATACAGATAGAGAACTACAACAGAGGCTCTAGTAAGAATAAGTACGAGCCTAAGAAGATATTCTGTATCGGCAACCATGAGCATAGAATCTCAAAGTTCATTGAATCAGAGCCGAGATTTGAAGAGATAATTTCGACAGATGACTTGAGGTTGAAAGAGCTTGGCTGGGAAGAGGTGCCGTTTCTTGAGATCAAAAAGATTGAAGGATGTTCCTTTTCTCATTACTTCACGTCTGGGGTTATGGGGAGACCTATCTCTGGAATGCACCAAGCAGCCAGCCTCATCACCAAGCAATTCGGAACCTGCATCCAAGGGCACACGCACACGTTCGATCACTCAGTCAGAACAGACAGCGGAGGAAAGAACCTGCATGGATTAGTAGCTGGCTGCTACTTCGAACACTCCGAACCTTGGGCTGGTCCGGCTAATCAAATGTGGCGCAGAGGTTGTTGCCTTCTTCACAATGTAAAGTCAGGTGATTTCGATGTCGAATGGATCGGAATGGAAAGGGTCAAGGCGAAGTATTCGTAAACAAGTTTCTAAAAGAGACAGGTTACATCAGATACACAAGTGGCTAATCAATGAGTACGGTCGAAAAACTCGCTTGCGGGTCGAAAAATTGCCCAAATCTGAGAAGGATTGCTTAGGTTACGTTGAACTGGGGAGCGGCATTCCGCTCATAAGAGTAAGTAAGTTCTTATCCAGAAGCGAATCTATATCAGTTTTGCTGCACGAATACTGCCACGTCATATCCCATTACAAACACGGCCCCCACTGGAAGAGAACCAATGGAGGCCACGATGATAACTTTTATTTGCTGCTGTGTGCGGTAGAGAACAGGTATTTTTATGAAGGTGGAACTACTGAAAGTCAGGACTTTTGAAAGCGATGCTACAGCAATGTTGTACCAAGCAAAAATATGTTTAAGCAACGCAGAAGGTTTTTTATTATCAGAAGAAGTTACAAAAATTCTTGATGATAAATTAATTTATGACCTGACAAAAGAAATAAGAAATTTAATCTATGGGATAAGCGTCAGCATAGAGATAGCAAAAGGTGGGGGGTAGGCTCGGCGGGACTCGAACCCGCGACCACTGCTTTATAAGAACAGCACTCTAACCAGCTGAGTTACGAGCCCGTCCCCCCCCGCACATACTAGATCGGACCGTTATTAATCACATGCTCCACAGCGTTCCGGAGAATTTCGGGAACAGTAGTTTCCTCTTTCTTTGCCAGAGTGCGGAGCTTCTTTATATGCGCGATAGGCATCTGAAACGTATACATCTTGTGGCTTCCGGGCTTTCCGAGAGCAGGACGACCTCTTCGCTTATTCATTGCTGTTCCTTTTCATTTCCATGGAGACTCTTCTCTCCAAGTAGAATATAGCTTTCTGTATATCTTCGACGAAGGAACTTTTCCTACCGGCTCTTGATATATATTTCAGGGCAGTACCAAGGTGATAGTCGAGGCCCCAGTCTTCTATCACTTTAACAGGTTCGTAGACCCTACCCTCAGTGTAGTGGGAAGGGTTCTGAACTGGATCGAATATCCTACTCAAATCTGTATTCATTCAAAATCTCTTCGAGCTTAGCTACAGCCTTGGGATTCTTTTTTAAATCAGAACGGGATTCAAACTTTGCCAAGTCTTTTAAGATGTAAAGACAGACTTGTTCGTCAAGAAGATCTGGATCGAAAAATGATCTTTCTCCTCCGAACTTATTCTCAATAAGCCAACGAGAAAAATTTCTAGCATCTGTTCTGCAAAGCATCGAGATGACAGAGCTAACTTTCTTAGCTCTCTTGATATCCTGAGGCTCAACTGGCTGGTCACTCTCAGACTCTAATTGAACTAAAGCACAAGCGAATCTAGTGTTGGGCTGTTGAAGCATGAGAGATCTCACCCTTGAAACATCCCTATCTTTCTCTGAAGAGTTGTGAGGGTTATCAAGAATATCTTCTGGATTTATCCTCAATACTATCTTGTGCCCGCCTGCAACCGTCATACTTGCTGAGACTAACTGGGCTTCGAATTTGATTGCGATGTCTTCCATTCTTCAAACTTCTCTTTAGACCATTCAATAGGGTCGATGCCTACATCAATCCAGAATGTTATCTCTCTGCCATGAGTGTGGCATAGAGTGTGATCCGTGCGGCAAAGCGGAACAGCCAAGTCATCTCCACACCGCTTCATGCCCATGCCGCTTAGCTCAAGCGTCACGGAGTATCTAGGATGATGTGCGTCCACTCTATCTGAACCGCACACCAAGCACGGATGAGTTCTCACAAACCTCAGATACTCCTCAGACTTCCACATAAATAAACTTAGAAGTCTATATCTTCGAAGCCGTCGAATCCAGCCTGTGAAGTGTCTTCTGTCTTCGGAGCTTCCTGCTTCTTGGCAGGCTGAGACGTGGTTGCGCCTCGTCCTGCTCCACCACTGGAAGTACGCCACGAGTTATCCTCCAAGGTCATAGAGAAGTAAGCCTGACCAGACTCGTCATCTACCCTCTTCCAGATGGCGACGTTCAAATACGTTTCCTTCTTCTCGCTAAATTCAGAAGCTAAATTCTTAAGCCATTGAGCAGCATCTCTGTTCTTCTCATCTGCTCGATGCCCGGTCCATCCACCAATCTTTACAGAGCCACGCAAGTCAGGCTGCTTGTCATTCTTCTTGTCATTCTTCCTGATATTGCCGTGAACCTTAGCCATGAATCATCTCCTCGATTCTCTTGAGTGCGGCACCACGCCGCTTGTAAAGTTTAGAAACGTAGAGTGCTGCTTCAGAGTCTTCACTCTTTAACTCTTCAACAACAACCTTGTTATCTGTATAGTATTTTTTAAGTTCTTTCAGTGTAGTCGCAGACTGAAACAACGCTAAAAGCAAATTCGATTTTGAATTTGCGTAGGTCCGGTAATGAGATTCTACAAGCATGTAAATCTCATCGTCTGCTTCTTTCGTGAATCGCTTATTCGAAGTGCTGAATCTTTTGTTATTTAGTATGTCATCGTCGTATAGATATCTTCCGATACCAAACTGAACAGCGGCTCGCTTGAGAGCGTCGCTATACATCCCCTTCTCACCCTCGAAAGTGCTTTGAGTTCCAACGTCAGACTTGTGAACCCAACCCCATCCATCGAAAGACACAGACAATTTGCAAACGCACCGCGTGTCTAAATCCTTGTAGTCAGTAGTCCACCGGCCAATTCCAAAGACATCATCAAGTCTATCCATAACGTCTCTTGCATCGAGATACAAGAGAGCAGTGGACTTGTCTCCGTTAAAATTAGAGGCTCTCCACTTGATCTGATTGGGAGAGAAGGGTGCCTTCAACTGCTTTTCGATTACATCGAAGGTAGAATCATCTGCTTCTTTTGTTGCTGCGCTCATTTAGAAACCCCTTATAAGTGTTGCATATCTTGTTAAAAGGACAGTAGCTCTTGCATCTACGGTACTCACTAAACGTCTTGCCGAGAGCAGAGTTAAATTGAGAATCAGAATCAAGCTGATCCCAATGCTTCTGAGCATCACCCTTTCTATCAAACTCAACATAACTATCATCCCTCATGTCCACTACTCGATACGATGTACCAGAAGGCCATCGCCCCTCATGCGTACACTCAGGCAGGTCGTCATCCGGTAGGTCTTTGCAAGAAAGCAGGGTAGAAACCTTGTCGGCGATGAAACTTTCTCTCTCGTCATAGTCCCAGAGTGGAAGTTGTATTGTGATCCCCGGCGTCGGTGGGTAGCCCCTTACTGTTTCTGAAGAAGATATTCTCCAGTCTCTCAAGAAGGCATACACTTTCAAGCTAGTAACTACTTTACTTGTCTGGCTCTCAATAAGCCAAGCGTAAATGTTTAACTGCTGTTCAAATTTCTTGGTGTCCTTGATGCCATAGACAGTGGTCATCTTATAGTCACCGATGGTAACTGAATGGTCTGGCCCAGCCTGAACATCCATCGCGCCGGAGATAATCACCCCTCCAATCTCCGCGAACATACGCTCCTCTGCGATCTCGTCTTCCGGGGAATGCTGTTCCATAAGCGCGTGGAATATCGTCGAGATAAACTTCCACGGATTCTCGTAGGGGTCGTCTATCACTAGCTCTGGGTACCTTCTGTTAAACTCCACGACGCGCGGCTCGTCAATTAGCTGTGTAGCCGAGTAGTCTGAATGCCCCTTTGTGTACCTATCGTTTTCGCAAAACGATATGAACGATGCAGGGGCATCGTGGTTATTAATAATGGTCATTGGTTCCCTTCCAATGGTTGAAGAATAAAGCAAGATAAGAATATGTCAACAGAAAAAGACACAGTTTTTTGGGAGCAAATCATTCCCGGGGAGCCAGCCAGTAAGTCGAACAGCAGGAGGCTTGTGTCTATAAAGGGCAAACCCCGTGTGATTAAATCCGAAAAGGCGCTAAAATATTCCAAACAGTTCGAATCTTATGTACGTCCTCCGGACTGCCCTATAACCGGCGACGTGAAGTTGATCGTAGAGATATGGTACAAGACAAGAAGGCCAGACTTGGACCCGAGTTTGATAATGGACTTGCTTCAAAAGACTCAGGTGATCGAGAACGACCGGCAGATCAAAGAGATACACGCATTTCATCATCTCGACAAAGAGAATCCGAGAGCGAAGATTACAATCTCAAGTCTAAATCAAGACTAGCGTCTGCAATAATTCTTCAGTCTCTTAAAGATCTTTGCGCTGGCAATCCCAAAGAGGAAGCAGAGATCAAAGAGTGGGCGTCTTCTGATTCATTTGTAGATGTGTGCAAATCAGCATCTATGAATTATGAATTAGTAAGAGACCTGATGCAAGAACTATGCGATATCCCCAAAAGAATACGCAGAGATATCTTGTTGAACAGACTGAAGAATAAAAGATAAAGAGTAAAAATAAAATGGGGGAGGAGATCGAAAGGGGTTTAACTCTCTCCTCCCCCTGACCTGCTCATTGCAAGCAGGCCATTAAATTTTCTACGTCTTGTGCGGATCGCTTAGATCCTATAAGAACTAGATTCTCTCAGAGGAGAATCATATAGGCTTATAGGATTCTATAGCCTGTAGAAAGCGTGTCTGTCAAGAGGGGTGGATGGACTCATGTATTCGATTAAAAGTTTTGTAGAGTCGCAACTAGGGGCGCAAGATATTGGAACTAAAAGTTTTGTATGTCCCGAGTGTTCGTCTGAAAGATCTGGATCAAACAGAAATAAAAAATGTCTTCGTGTCACATTTGAAGACGCAGCCGCAGTCTGGTACTGCCATAACTGTGAGGAGAAGGGGCAAGTGAGCATGAGTCAGAATCAACCTGAGAGGACTATCCGGACAGCACCTTCGTTCACGAGGGCTAGTGATGAGGACAGTCTAAAATATTTTGACAAGATTCTTTCCTCAAGATCTATCAATCCTGAAAAGATTTCTGACGAGATTAAGGGTTCGATTCTTTTATCTGATGATGTCTACTACACATCTCTTGGGGGGAAGGACAGTTCGATTGGTTTCTCTTACGCTGATGGAGCAATCAAGTGGAGAGCTGTTGAGAATAAGGCCTACACCCAGACGGGAGTGTGCCGTAGCTTGTTCCCGAACATTGCTTTTGGTGACATGGTTGTTCTGACAGAGGGAGAGTTTGATGCTCTCGCGTTGCGATCGTGTGGCTACGAGGCGTTTTCGGTTCCGGCTGGGGCGAACATCGGCAAGGCTAGTGATGTACCTGTTTTCTTGAAGCCTGTTGTCGATGCTGTTCAGAACAACAAGATTGATGTAGTTGTCGCTGTTGATGCAGATGAAAAGGGCAGAGAGTTTCAGGCAAGGCTTTTGGATTTTCTTGGTCGCAGGAGAGTCGGCGTAATAGACTGGTCTAAGTATGGGGTCAAGGACGCCAACGAATGCCTAGTGACACATGGCGAGGTTGGGATCAAGAACGCCTTCCAAGAAGTCGAGAACATTCTTTACGAGGGCATCGTCCGAGCCAGCTCAGTAGCCACTACTATTAGCGACATACGCATTGGTGGATTCAAGGGTGGTGCGAAGATTGGCATACCTTCGATTGATAGACTCATGACTATCTGCTCCGATCAGGTGTCGGTAGTTACTGGTGTTCCGGGCTCTGGCAAGTCTGAGTTTATAGACTTTGCAATGGTGAGTCTTGCAATGAAAGAGGATTGGAAGTTCGCAATCTTTTCAGCAGAGAACCCTATCGAAATACATGCAGGGAAACTGATCGAGAAGTATGCGGGTAAGCCTCTCTTCGAAGGGAAGGTGATGAGTGAAGAAGATCTTGAAGACTCGGCATCTTGGCTCGATCGACACTTCTTCTTTCTCGATCCCTCTTCTTCTCATACGATCGAGTCGATCCTTCAAAGGACTGCTGTACTTGTCGAGAACGAGGGAGTAAACGGGTTGGTGATTGATCCGTTTAATTATACTGACGTTGCTCTAGAGACGGATGCTATCAATACGATGCTCACTCGTCTTCATGCGTTTGCTAAGAAGCATCACATACATATCTGGATCGTGGCGCACCCGCAGAAGATGTATCGAGGGGAGGGCGGAAAGTTGCCTACCCCCGGAGGCATGGACATCTCTGGATCTGCTGCGTGGTTTGCGAAGGCAGACTTCGGTGTGACTGTATCGAGAGACGAGAACGGAGATACCTTTGTTGTCGTTTGGAAGGTTCGTTTCAAGTGGCTTGGAGAGACGGGCTCCGCTCACCTGAGATACGATCCAACTTGCGGCAGGTATTCCGAGGGAGTCAGCGTTGATGAGATCGCTGCGTCGATCGGTAGCATCACCAGCTCTTTCGACACTGGGGAAGAGGAGGTAATCCAGAATGAAGAAGCGGACCTCTTCGATATCTGAATATCCTGTGCTGATAGAGTCAGGAACAGAAGAGTATCGAAAGAAAAAGAAAATTGAATTAGAAAATATAGACTCTAGGGGTGTGTTTAGGCGGGCTAGAGTCGTTGACCAAACAGCTTTTGATAAGCTGTTTATCCAAGGCAAGATATCAAAAGCGCAGTTCTCTGCTGCTGAAATGTATCTTGAATTGATGAGTCTTGCAGGTTGCTTTCTCCGATCCCCATCGGTTCAAGGATCGGAGAAAGCAACTGGCAGAAGTGTCTCGGCTTCTATCGCTGCAAAGATCATGGTCATATCTAGAGCTAGGCAGAGTCTCCGTCAGGCTGGTCAGGATTCGCTGGTTGCTGTGGAGACGTGCCTTGCACACGATCAAGAAGTCGATCTAGATTTGCTACGGCTTGGACTGTCTGCTCTCGCGAATCATTTTCGAATAACTTGAAAACATCTTCAGCACTACCTTGATTGTTCGCATACTTCTCAAGTGCTTCAGATATCCCATGACCTTCAAGGTAGTTTACAATCTCGTTAAGCTCCTCAAGGAAGTTTGTCCATTCCTCTTCCGAAGAGTTCATATCAATCTTTAGACTGATCTCTTTCTTCATATTCCCTCCATGCTTTATCGCCTTTCTCCTGAGCGTTAGCCGATGCTTTGCACAAGCTAACTGATACAGAGAAAGCAACCAACCATATCAAGCATGTGATTGTAATTATTAGAATCATGTCACGAATTATCTACTTGCTCTTCCCCTGTTGGGGCAGTGTCCATCTCCTGAAGAAACCTTCTTAAATACTCTTGGCATTTCTCATGATCGTCCATAGATGTGAACGCCGTGTTGTGCCAGATCCTTCCCTCCGTAACGATCGAAGCAAGTGCAACGGGATGAACATCCAGTTTCTTGCAAAGAAAGTTGAAGGTAGAAAGGTTGTATTCCATTGCTCGTTCTTTTG